TCCGGCCACGACCTGGCTGCGGAGAAGCTGCTGCATCCGGACGCCATGGGGGTGCTGGTACCCGGCAGGGACAAGCATTTCTACTCTTCAGGGGCGTTCAACCTGATCCAGTTGATTTTCTATATTCTCAGACAGACGGGACCGGCACACCTGCTGCTTACCACCTATTCCATCTCCATGGACAGCATTGCGGCGATTCATCGGAAGGTGGAAACGGGCGAGCTGTTGTCAGTGCGGTTCCTGATAGACAACCGGGTGCGCAGCATATCACCCAAACCGTTCGATTATCTGGTGACCACGTTCCCGGACTGCTACCGTTGCCTCGCGCTTCATGCGAAGGTGGCGCTGCTGTATAACGAGGACTGGAAGATTACCGTAGTGGGCAGCCAGAACGCCACGCACAACCCGAAGCTGGAACGTGGAATCATCCATACCGGCAGAGATATTTTTGATTTTGACTTTAAAATGCTGAATGATGAATTTGACTCAGGAACAACGTGAGGAGATAGAGAAGATGGCCTATCGTTTGATCCCTCCGGGGCTGATAGCCATCAATATAGGTGCCGATGAGACGGACTTTCTCGCGGAACTCCGCACACCGGGCACCGAAGTCCGGACCGCCTTCTACCGGGGGCATCTTCGCCAGACGGTTGAACTCCGGGAGTCACTCATCAAGTCGGCCGTCAATGGCAGCAACCCGGCACAGCAGGAGCTTATCAAGTTCATCAAATCGCAACAGCAGTATCTTGAGTATGAATAACAACCGTCTGACGGCATCCAAAAGCAAGGCCGCACTGGAGGAGCAATCCTACGACCTTATACAGCAGCACATCATCGACCCGGAGAACAGTCCGCTGCCGGAGCATCTGCGTGTGCAGTGCAACCGGGTGCTGCAGATAGCACGTCTTTTGGATGACTATCCGAACGAGAGCCACATCATCAACATCATGCTGGCAAAATACCGTATCTCGCGTACCCAGATAAGGAAGGACATCGCCCTGGCAAAAGAGCTGTTCAAGACACAGCACCAGTTCGACTGGGACTTCTGGTATGCCTGGATGATCAAGGACCAGATTCAGCTTATCCGGGATTGCAAGCTCAAAGGTGATCTCAAGCAATGGAACAACGCCAAGAAAGTGCTGCATCAGATGATTGGTGAGAAGCCGGCTTCCGTCGAGGACCCGCGACGCATGGAGAAGAACGTATTCTACATCCAGATCAACAGTATGGGGCAAAAGGTGGATATTCCCCTAAATGCCGTCCGCAACCTTTCCCAGGAAGAGCAGAAGGTTCTGGTGGATTCGATGTACACGCCTATCGACGACGCACAAGCTGAAGAAATAATGAACTCATAACAGATTACCCATGAAAAAATTGACAAACAAACGACTCATCTCTTACCTGGTTGACCATAAGCACATTGATATGGTATCGGTCAGCAAGACACAGATTGTCTGTACCGTATCCGCCAGGTTCAGGCCGGAAGAGGTGCCGCAGCTGCTGGCTGACACCGGGCAGGACATGCCCCGCATGACTTCCTCCGAAGGTGTGAACTACATTGTTTTCCCACGATATTGATACGGCAGGACAATGGACGAAAATGTCTGGGAAGAGGTCATACAGGTCAATCCGGCGCAGGCGGCATTTCTCGTGATGCCGTACAAGAACGGATATGTCATCTACTCGCGTGCCACGGGTAAATCATTCATTACCGGTGCCGTGATAGATGACAACATCCGGCTCATGCCGCGAGGGATTACTACGCTCACCCAGGCCACCATTGGGCAGGCGTTGACTAAAACCCTGCCTTCAGCGTTCAAGATGCTGGAGATGCTCGGTTATAAGCAGTGGGATCCGGTCAGCAAGACCGGTGACTATGTGGTTTGTCGCAAACCTATTGAGGGATGGTATAAACCTTACGAGCACATCATGTCGTTTGAGTATGGTATCAGCTTCAGTAACGGGCATATGCTCTACATACTTACCCAGGGCGGCAACAGCCGCGGTCCGAATGCGGACTACAACATCACCGATGAAGCGCTGACACTCGACAAGGAGAAGTTCGACCAGGAGGCGGCGCCGACCAACCGTGGCAATGAGCATATCTTCGGGCGCAAGTCGGAGCATCCGGTGCTGAAGCACCACGGCAACACCTTCCTCTCCTCCATGCCGTACACGCCTGAACAGAAATGGTTGCTTGAACCGGCCAAGTATTATGAAGAAGAACGCGGCATCCGGCTGTTTGATGTCTGGAACAGGATTGTGCGGTTACAGATGCAGCTCATTGATGCAAGGATTGCGAATGACGCCGGACTGTTCAAGGAGATCTGGAACGAGACCGTCCGTCTCAGGCAAAGTATCACGCCGTTCGTTTCACGTGACGGCACGCTCTTTATCCTTGGCTCCATCTTCGACAACATCGCCAATGTGGGCATGAACTATATCCTAAACCAGTACAAGGTGATGGATAAACTTTCCTTCATGATAGAGATCCTAAACTTCATGGTGGATAAGATTGACAGCTGCTACTACCAGTTGGATGAACGCCATATCTATTACAATGCGACCAATGACGACTATATCCGTGACTTTGCCGAAGATCATAACTACAACTGGCAGCAGCTTGCCAATAACGATGACAGCCGGCGTGACCTGGACTGCAATCCCAACCAGCCGATAGAGCTGACACCCGACTGGGGTAGTGCCGCTTCATTCCTGGAAGTGGCGCAGGAGCGCAACTATGACTTCGTGACGAAGATGCTGACACGTGAGCCGGTGGACAACAACATCAACGAGTTCTTCGTCAAGCGTGATGAAGAGGATGACACCATGGTGAACGCGCTGATGGACAAGTTCTGCCACTACTACCGTAACCATATCAACAAACACCTGCATTATTACCGTGACCGTTACGGGGATGCACGCCGTGCCAACAACAAGAAGTCCTACAACGAGCTTGCCATCGAGCGTCTGGAGAAACACGGGTGGACGGTGGAACAACACACCCATGCGGGCATGGAGCCGCCGCAGCATGACAAGTACCTGCTCTGGGCTTCCATCCTGGCAGAGAAAGACGAACGGTTCCCGAAGAAGCGTTTCAACGGCTCGAAATGCAAATATACACTCATCTCCATGAACAATACGCGTGTCATCGAGGACCGCGAGGGGCGTTTTGCCAAGGATAAGCGCAGCGAGCGTAACCAGTCCATCCTTCCGGAAGAAGCCACCCACTTCGGTGATGCGGTGGATAAGCGTGTATGGACGAAGTACGGGCACCTACTCAGGCAGGCATACGGATTCGTGGACGCACGTATCTGATTCACCTCATACACATACATCCGCAATCACAATCGCAATGCTTATGGCAGGACTCGCAACGTCCGCAATGGGAATCGCTGCACTTTAGGACAGAACGCCGTGTGCAGGACTGGCCGAGGGGCATCCTCCTTGTCATATTTCCTTGTTTCTTGCGCTTTTGGTTGCGTTTTTGGATAGGGCGCGGTCGGCAGAAACTTCCGTTTCTGTTTCCATTCGGATGGAAAGCGGGGTGTTCTGTATTCATTATCAAAGAAGTATATTTATTATAACATTCATTAACAAAGAGCACGGCGCGCGCAAAATCCGTACTGAAGGAACAGGCAGGCAAATCTATTTCCTCCAGTACGGATTTTGCGCGTCTCAGCGGTAAGTAGCGGCAGCTACTTGCGTTTGTCCGCATCCATGCAGGTAGACCCGGTCTTTTCCGTTTCAATAGCTAAGGTAGAGACCGTAGAGCGGTATAGTTTTCAACTATGCGTTTCAGGCTGTTTCCTTTTCTGATTGTCGCCCTTCATTTCTGTCCCCTATCACCACGCAGTTTCGCTTTTTTGTGCTGCAAAGGTAAATGTTGACGTCACTGGCTCAAGTTCGGGCTGGCGTTTCCGAAAAAATCTCCACCCTTCGGGTAGTATTCAGGCCGTTCCGGTTTTCTGAAAAACTTGTTCTTGCTCCTTACAACACCTTTTGATGCAGCGTAAAAAAGGCGAAACATACCGCGTAGCGACAGGCGACGCAGAAAAAAAAAGCTCCAATCAGGGAAACAGCCAAATTTGAAAAGGCTCACACCCGGAAGCTCAAGGTTCAACATAAAAATTGCAGCATTATGAAAACATTTACTTACAAACAGGCTATCGAGGTCTTGAACAAGTTTTTCAAGGGGTACAGAATATTGAAGAAGTTTGACGGGATTAGGGAGTTGAGCATTCTTTTTCGGGATGCGAACGGAAAAAAATGGGAATTGCTTTCAACAGCCGACCCCTATTTTCAGACGGTAGAGGATTATGTGATTATAGAGGCGTAATATTTTAATACATAGCATCTTAATACATAGAATTATGAAAAAGGAAAGAGACGAAAAGAAAGAACGTGAAGCACGTTTGCTGAAAAGGCAGCAGTTAAAAATATTGTCGCAGTCGTTAGTCGCTCGCAGAAATTTGGGCGAATATATGGGTAACGAGGATGACACGGTAAACGGTCTGTTGCGGTTTTACTATGCCTGCAAGGGGTACACCAACCTAAAGACTTTCAAGGAGTGGAAAGAGGCGGGCTACACCGTTCGCAAAGGAGAAAAAGCCCTGCTTATATGGGGAATGCCCATCACATCGAAAGCGGAAAAGCAGCGCATTGAGGAACTGAAAAAACAAGGCCGGGAAGAGGAAGCGAAAGAGGACTTTTTTCCCTTATGCTATCTCTTTGCCGAAAGCCAGGTACACAAGTTAGAGAAGTAGGTTAACCAACTATTTATAAATCATTAATTATTAACTTTTTAAAATTTACAACAATGGAAAAAGAAGTAAAAACAATCGGTCAGGAAGTAACTAAAGCAGTAGAAACCATGAAAGAGGCAGGAAAGCAGGGAAAACAGCCCCAACAGCAACCGGAGAAAGAGGAAAAGCCAGATACACCCAAGAGTAAAGGGAAAAACCCCAAGAAGGACGAGGCTGCCAAATTGCAGGAGGAAATCAACCGCAAGACGAAAGAGTTGGAAAAATGTTTGGCCGAGCTGGAACGGAAGAAAGAGATTTCCCGTAACCGTACAGCATTCATCAACGCTATGGATAAGCTGGATGAAGCGGCAGGAAAGCTGCAAGAGGACAACTCTTTTGAAACGCCCCTCTATAAATTGCGATTTACGGACGCTTCGGGCTATGGCAGTAATAGCGACATCTTTACCATTTCTAACCGTTATTTGCTGGAAGAGTTCATAAAGTTTATGAAGAAAAAAATACAATCGAAAATCGAAGAACTGGAGCAGCTTCTAATCAGTGAATAACAAACAGAATAGCCCACTTTCGGGTGGGCTACCTAATAAAAAACGGATATTATGGATACTTTATTTGATAGCCCATGCCGCTACATGAGCGACAGTGAACTTTTGTACGAAATCAGCAACAACAGACAGATTGTTTCGGACATCGAACGCAGCAACGAAGTGATAGACCTTGAAAAATTGTTTTCCTCTTTGACTCCTGGACGCAGGAGGGTAGCCGTGGCAGCCGTGGAGATATACAAGAGGCAACAGTCGCAGCAGGTGGAACGCAGGGAGATATTCGGGAGTGCAGACATATACAAACTGATGGGGCCGTTGATAGGAGATTTGCCGAATGAGGAGTTTTGGGTCATATCTCTCAATCAATCTGCCAAGCTCATCAAGAAAGTACGCATATCGGTAGGCGGCATAACCCAGACTTCAGCGGATATAAGGCTGATTATGCGAGTGTTGATTGATACGGGGGCTACGCAGTTTGCAGCGGTGCATAACCATCCGAGTGGCAACATCCGACCGAGCAATGAGGACAAGAGACTGACGGAGCAGCTTAAAAAGGCGGCAGGGTTATTAAATATTAGGATGATAGACCATGTGATTATAACGAATGGTGGATATTACAGTTTTGGCGATGAGGGGCTGATTTGACGGATGGGTGCAGGGCGCACCCATTCCGTTTGCTCGCACGCTCGCAAACGGAATGGGACCCGAAAAGCGGAATGACTGGTCGTGTTACCGTTCCTTCAACCACGGAGGGGCTTTTTTTGTCCTATGAGAGCGGATGGTTGGGTTCTATCTTTGTGACAAAAAAAGAGATATGATACGCTTTTTCACAAGATTCGTCGCCACCTATGGGTATGATTCACCGAAGGAGTTCTTTCTTTCGGTGGCTCCGAGCTTCAAGTACAACCTGCAATTTCCGGCCATCTCCTTCAGCGCCGTCACTGCCGTAGTCAGCGAATGGATAGGCATTACACCGTTCCTGGCCATGGCCATGCTCATCGCCATTGTCTCAGAGATGTGGACAGGCATCCGGGCAAGCAAGGTCCAGGGAATAGGATTTGAAAGCTTCCGTTTCTCACGCTGCATCATCAAGCTGTGTATCTGGCTGACCATCATCTATATCACCCACTCGTTCTATCTGGAGAGCAAGGCCGGAGCGGAAGAAAGCTTTGTCATGCTGCTGGCCACCCTATTCTTTTCCATTGTCAAGGTGTTCGTCATGACCTGGTTCTGCGTCGAGCACGTGACAAGCATACTGGAGAACCTGGCGGTCATCGACGGCAAGCCGAAAGACGCGCTGATCAAGCAGGTGGGAATATTGTGGGTGACAGTTACGGACAAATTCAGAAAAAAGGCCGATGAGACGGAAGGTTAGCCATATGTTGCTTTGTGCGGTTATCGCACTTCTCTCCGGCTGGGCCGGCCACTGGCTGGGTTCCCGGAAACGGAGCATTGTCCGCGTACCGGAAACGGTGGTCAGGCATGATACGATACGCCCTGCCATTCCGGAACCGGAGGTGATTGTCCGTGAGGTACCCACAGAAGTGGATACGGCGGCTATACTGGCCGACTATTTCTCGGAGAAGCATTATCTTGATACAATTATTGAACGCCCTTACCTGAAAGTGGAGCTGACCGACGTCATATCCCGCAATTCATTGCTTGACCGCACGGTAGTGGTGGACTATCGGCAACCGGTCGTCTGCAACAATGCTCTTGCCTTAGGTCTGGAAATTGGACGTTCCTGGCAAGTCTTGTCGGCAGAATATCGCCATAAGCAATGGGAGTTCAGAGCAGGATATGACTTGTACAACAGGTCACTGGTGTTGGGCATTTCTAAAACCCTTTGGCAATGGTAGTGGACGGCATACATGATGGAGTGGACTGCTTCATCTCGGAAATCGGGGAAATAAAAATCTCAGGAATCACAGATGAACAGTTGAATGTCCGTATTGAAACCGGAGGTACGGAGATTTTCAATGAGAGCTATTACGCTTTGAAAGGCAACGTGGTAATCCATGAGATAGGGGAAATGCTCCGCAGTCACTTCTCCCTGCATGACCCGAAAGGGATGTCAAACAATGTAGTCTCTTATTATCAGGCTCCATTGTCCATAACCGCTGTGTTTTCAGACAAGCAGGACACAGTCCGGAGGAGTTTCAATGCTTATTACAGCCGTTGTCGCACATCGGTATCCCCGTCAGACGTACTTTTTCTGACACATGAGAGCACAATCCGTACAGCCCATGATAGAATGGAATATCTAACCTTTACTGCCCATAAAGGCATGTCGGTGGACATGAGCATAGCCTACATGGATGCGGGAAAGGAAAAGTACAAGACTGTCAGTGAGCAAGTGGATGCCACTGCCGGTATGCTCGCTGTCTCTTTTTCACTTGATAAGATTGTACGCCGGTCCGGTATTGCCGTATCATCCATCACATATTATGATGTCCTATTGAAAAAAGATGGCACTGTAAAGGATAAGGTGAGATTTGTCAATGATGACCGACAGTATAGGAATGTCACCAATTTCATTTACCGAAACGCATTCGGTATGCCGGAGACAATGGCATTCACCGGACTGGTGGAATATTCCCCCGAACTTGAGGGTGATCCGGTAGAACTGTTACAGAGAACCGTCCGCACTTCATCCAAATACATTGACAGCCGTACGGTAAACAGCGGCTATCTGGACACCAGACAATACGGAAAGGTACTGGATCTGATAACAACTGATTCTTTGCAGCTGTATAATACGGAAACATCGACGGAAGTGGTGACCACTGACATTGATTTCTCTCACAAGCGTACCGGCAACGAGAAAATCAATGTCTCACTTACATTCCGTCAGGCATCACGCCTGCATCTGGCTTTCGAGCGTACCGGTGACAATGGTATTTATGGGCGGATATTCGACAGAACATTTGACAATACATTTGAATGATATAACGATATGGAGACAATACGCAGAAACCTGGCTCTGGCCGACATGGACATCCGCACGGACGAACGCGGACGCCGGCGCATCTTTTCGATAAAGTTCGTCAGCAAGGAAGGCAAGGTCTATTTCATGCCCCAGGCCTACGCCTGCGGTGCAGGACGCATGAACATGAAGGAATACCAGCTCCGGGGCGTGCAGCCCTGCGACTGCAAGGGAAATCCGGAAGGACACCCCTACCCTGTGGATATTGACCTGATACTGGAGTATAACAAAAAGAAAATAATATTCTGATGAACATATTGTTTAATTCAAGCGGCATTCCCCTGCTGATGCAGTCCACGTACATATTCGGCGAAACGACGGGGACACCCCAGAACGAAATGAAGGAGCGTACCCGAATCCTGGCGCCATATGACTTGTCGAATGTTTCCTATATAGACATCGACGGAGTGAAGGTGCGTCCATGGGGAGATGAGAATGATTTCCCCCAGAAGGCGGCTGAAGAGATAGGAAACACCAGCGTGCTCAATACGGGCCTGAAGTTTCTTCGTAACCTGACACTTGGGCAAGGCATATATCCTTGTACGGTGAAAGGTTACGACAATGATGGCAACGAGATACTGAAGCCCGTTACCGATAGCCGAGTACAAGCTTTTATTGCTTCCCGGAATGTGAGGCGCTACATGGAGAAGGTGCTTCGGGATTACTTGAAATTCGGCAACGGTGCCGTCCAGTTTGTGCCGTCGGCTGCCGGCAATTCTTTTGCAGGGGTCAATCCGGTCAATGCGCTTTACCGCCGTTATTCCGAAGTGGACGAATACGGCGCCTGCAAGTGCATCATTTCCGGATATTGGCCGCAACGTCCGGACAAGGGACAATACACCAGGCTGGATGTGCTCTCCGAATACGACCCGCAGATGCACGCCGAGGTGTTGAAGTTTGCCGGAAAGGTGAGGGACGGTTTCATCATGCCGGTACGCGACAGCTGGAGCAACGACGACCTTTACGGCATGCCCATCTGGTGGCCCGCCTACGTTTGTGGATGGGTGGAGATAGCCCATCTTATCCCCCATTTCCTCAAGAAAGCCTACAAGAACCAGATAACCTGGAAGTGGCATGTACAGATACCGTATTCCTACTGGGAGAAGAAATACCCGTCCAAGGACTATTCTGCCAAGGAGCGTGAGGCGGCCATACAGAAGTATATGGATTCTGTGGAGCAGAACCTTTGCGGACCGGACAATGCGGAGAAGCCCATCTTCTCTCATTATGCCGTGAACGAGATGAACGGCAGGATTGAGGAGGAGTGGAAAATCAAGCCGCTGGAGAACAAATACCAGGGTAGTGACAATCTTCCGGTGTCGGCAGCCGCCAACTCGGAAATTCTGTTTGCATTGATGGTGAATCCGAATGTGCTCGGTGCAGGTATGCCCGGTGGCACCTATGCCGGCAACCAGGGCGGTTCCAATATCCGTGAGGCTTTCCTTGTGAACATTGCCAACGCGTGGATTGACCGGCAGAATATCCTGGACCCTATAGAACTCTATATCAAAATGAACGGCATGCCGGAATGCGAGCTGCGTTTCCGCAATACCGTATTAGTAACCCTCGATACCGGCAGCGGTACCAAAAAAACATTGAGCTAATGATATTCAGTGCAAAAAAATGGAACAACGGCAAGGAGCTGAAAGCGGTGATGAAGGTGAACACCGCCATCTCCTTTGACATGATGGAGGCACCGCTCCGGAATGCTTTCCGGCAATACCTCGTACCGTTATTGGGCGATGCGATGGTGGGAGAAGTGGTCGAGATATATGAATTCGGTCCAAATCCGGATGTATTGGAACAGAATACCGAAGGGGCAACCGAACGGGAGAAACTGGACAGCCGCCTGCTGGAGATCTGCAAACGCGCGAACGCGAACCTGGCGTTCTGGAACGATTTCGATGAAATCAGCATGCGTATCACCGATGCGGGCTTCCAACGTCAGAAATCCGACAACGGCGAATCATTCCAGCAGGTGTACAAGTACCAGGAAGATAACCTGCGGGCATCGTTACGCAACAAGGGGTTCAATGCGCTCGACGAGCTGCTTGAGTTTCTGTATGCCCATATAGCCGAATATCCGGAGTTCGCGTCCTCCCAGGCCTATCAGGACCGTAAATCAGCCATTGTCCGCAGTACCGCGGATGTCAATGACGTCTGTTTTATCAATGGCAGCCGGATTGTTTTCCTCCGTCTGCAGCCGCACCTGAAGTTTGCCGAGGAGATGCTCCTTCAGCCGGCCATCGGTGACAAGCTGTATGAGCATCTGATTGACGGACTGGTAAATCCCCCAGAAGACGAAGAAGCCCGGAAGAGCATGGAGCGGTTGCGCCTTGCCTGCTCCCGCTACATTGTGGCAATGGCGGTCAGACGGCTGCTGATGGAGACGGGTAGCGTCACGGACCGGGGGCTGTACTTCACCGCTGTACAGCCGGGTGAGAAGGGCAATGAGGAGAAGAGACCCGTCGATACGGAGCGCATAGCCGTACAGATCCAGAATCTGAAAACGGATGCGGACATGTACATGACCGTGCTGCTGCGTACGGTACGGAGCTGTTTTGAGAATTTCTATGAGGGTGATCCCAGGCAGATATACGACCGGGACAATGACCATAAACGCACATTCTGGACATGAGGGAGCTTCGCATTGCATACCGTAGATTCGGAATCCGCCATGAGATAATCCGCCGGGTACCTCAGAAATGGGAGGAGCTGACACCGGCACAGTTCCTGCTCGTGTCGCGGCTTTATCTTCAGGAAATAGACGAACCATCCTTCCTGAAGGAGTTCTATTCCCTGCCGTACGGGGTCGGTTCCGACACCTATTACAGTTATAAGCTGAGCGAACTGGTGGAGTTCATCAGCGACTGCCGTGTCCGGATGGACCGCTTTATCCTTCCTGCCGTCTCCGGGCTGAAAGCGCCGGGTGACCGCCTGAAGGGGATGTGTTTCGAACACTTCATGCACGTGGACACTGCTTTCAACCGATATGTCCGTGACGGCAAGGATGCCTCACTGGACACTTTCGTAGCAATGCTCTATTTGAAGGACAACGAATATATTGTCCTACCATCAGGTGGGAAAAACGGCTTATTTAGCAGGCAGAAACCGCTGATACTGCAAAAACGGATAATGAAGGTGACAAAGATTGACAGGCACGTCAAGTATGCCATATTCCTGAACTACGTTTTTGTCAAGAGGTGGCTTTCAAAGGCTTTTCCTTTCCTCTTTCCGTTGGATGATGAACCGGAGGAAAAGCGGAATAGTCCCGCCGCACCGTCAGTCAACTGGCTCGACATCTTCGACGCCTTTGTCGGTGACGATGTGGCGGTGATGGAGAAATACCAGGCGATGCCGGTGGCAACGGCATTCCGCCTGCTCAACAAAAGGATACGTGACGCCCAAAAACAGAAGAAATGACTTTTTCGGAATACATAGAGAATCTGGCTGAAAGGCATGTCGATATACGACACAAGGAGAATGATGAAGTACACTTCCTCTCATCAGAACGAGAGAAGCATACGGCACTGGACAGCGTGCTCCACTATCCGGCAGTGATTGTGGACCGTGGCTCAGGATTCGGTTACGGCGGTAATCCGGGTGCATACCGAAAAGACCGCGATTACCTGCTCTTCATTGTGGAGCATGTGTCCGACACCTCCGACTATGAGCAGATAGAGGCTGCCCTTGACAAGTGCGAGCGCATTCTTGATGAGCTGCTCAACCAAATTTTGGAAGACAAAAGGAAGAAAAGGCTGTGGCTCGCTTTTTCCTTGGAGGATGTGGAAGCGGATTATGTGGTAAACAATGATAACCAGCTTTATGGCGTGGTTGCGGCAATACATCTGTCCGAACTTTACAAGGTTTTGAATTGCCGCAATGCATTTTTATGATACAGTATGTCTGATACACTTACAACATTGAAGGAGCTGGCGGCACAAGTGCGTGGTGCCACCCGAAAAGGTGAGAATACGGCTGAACGTGTCGGGCGTCTCTTTGTGGGCATCCTTGCCCTCATGGAAGAATCCGAAATTTCATTCGAGCCTTCCGAGGGATACGATACGCTTGGGACATTGAAGGAACTGGCGGCACAGGTACGCAGTGCTACCGAGGACAGTGAGAATACCGCCGAACGTGTCGGACGTGTTTTTGCCGGCATCCTGGATCTGCTGGAGCAGTCCGGTATCGAGTTCGATACTGCCGAAGGAGATGATTCCATAGAGATTCTGCAGTCCCTTTCCGACCAGGTACGTGGTGCCACCCGAAAAGGTGAGAATACGTCCGAACGTGTGGGGCGTCTCTTTGCGGGTATCTTGAATCTTTGGGCAATGAGAGCGGAGGACTGGAACAAGGTCATACCGCCCGTCTATGTCCGCAGCGACAACGGACGGCAATATCTCGGCATCTACAACGCGACCAAATCGGTCATGGAGGACTATCCCGACGGTCTGACGCAGGATGTGACGATAACATGCACCCAGACCAACATAGACTACAAGGGCAACAGATACCAGGATGAGGACAGCATGTGGAGCGTGGAGATGAAAGGCTGGAACCAGGATACCGCACATATACTTACCATTGACGGGGCCGGCAAATGCACACTCGACGGCCGCGGTTTCGGTGGCATACATATCGAGGATTGCAGTAACATCATCATCCGGGACATCACCTTCCTGAACTTCAATACCTACGAGGGTGTTTATGCACCGGAGGAGCCCGCCTGCATCTATGCCACAAACATCTCCAAACGCAAGCCTTGCCGCAACCTGTACTTTGAGAACCTGACCGTCAAAGGGCAGAGCACCAAGAGTCCGAACTCCAATTACCGCACCCGCTACGGCATTACGGTCAAAGGATACGAGAATGTGTGTCTCCATAATATCCGTATGTCGCAGGTCGTTGTCCAGCCGATTTCCATTACAGACGCGAATACCGTCTATATATCAAAGATAAGATTCTCCGAATCAGTGATGCAGGCCGAAGTGGTCGGGCACCCGTCAATCATGAGCCTTTCGGCAACGGATGTCTATATCATGGATTGTGACATAGACGGCAGCCATTACAATGAGGTAGCCATTTCCGTAGGCAAGGTCAAACAACTGTTCTTAGAGCGTAACCATATCTACAAGACCTGCGGACCGGTCATCGGAATAAGCAATGAACTCGGCGCGGACAAGATATTCATATCCGGCAATTACATGCATGATAACATGGAGCTTCCGAAATACCAATGGGACTGCACGTGGTTCACGTTCCCCGGCATGTCCAAGGAAATAATAATCGCGAACAATACCTTCGTGTTCAGCAGCGGCTATTTCCAGGAGTTTTTCGCGCGTTCGAGCACTTCCGCTATCGAAAGGCTGGTCAATGTGAACAATATATTTGTCCGGCACAATGAGCAGAATCATGGCATCTTCATCCTTTCGAGCGTCCATAGCCTCATAAGTGGCAGTAATATTTATAATAAGGAGACCGTATTGTACTCCATGGCCGACAATACTTCACCGGTGTATTTTGCCGGAAACAACCAGGGAAACCTTGCGTACATACAAGCACAGGGATATGAGGCTGGCACGGCACAGATTACCGACGGGAGCGCCATCCTGATGGATGACCGCCCGTGTCTGACAGCGGAACTGGCAGCCATTCACAAGAGCGTCGCGGAATATGTACGTGAATTCGATTACAAGTACCAGACGAATGACCGGGACAATACCAGCATCGGCTGTGACAACTACTACAGCGTCGAGTTTGACGAGACAGCCGACACCACCGATGGCTACGACGGTATAAACCGTTACAGCAATGAAGTCTTCAGCAGCGCTGCCCAATACAGTATGCCGTCAGACCAGACCCTGGTGTTGCTTGCACGGTCCAAGAACCGGGACAGGATGGTTGTGTTCAACATAACCAAATCGGACGATGTCGGTAACCGGATTGTATCTGTCGGCCGCCTGGCATCGTTCTCCATCCGTCCGAAGCTTGACGGGAACGGAGAATATACAGCAGACCAGTTATATGATGTAACCATTGAATAATGATGAATATATGAAATACCACGAGATTCTGAAAGCCCTGATCGGCATTCCCTCCTTGTCCGCAAGACTTGACAACCCTTTCCCTCTGGTCGGGGACAAAGTTACCATATCAAGTACAAGCGAATGGGTGAGGCAACACGAGTATCTGCTTGATGGTGGAGCCGGGCCTGAACGGTCTGTCCTGGATTGTGTACTGGGAAAATCCTCAGAGACTGTAGATATGTCTGCCGCAGGTGAGTTCATACAGAGCGTCAGTGTATCCAACGATAGCGGCAACGCTTCTGTCAGGAAAATCGCATATCCGATGCTTCCCGCCACCGAGCCCTATTTTATGGTTACCGCCACTGAGATAGTGCGTGTCGGGGAAAGGGGCTATCTTTCGATATATGCCGAAAACGGTTATGCCACTTCCCGCAACAATACCATCGTTGCGCGTATATACAAGGAGAATGAACCGGAACCAGTGAAAACCGTCGGCTTTGACACGAGCCGTCCAGGACCGACTGTCTGGGCGGCATCCCCCTATACCTTCGATGCTGTGTCCGACCGTGGAATATACGATGTGGAGGTGGACGTGACAGATGTCCTGACCGGTGTGACTTTTACCAAACGTATCAACAAGCTCATAACCGTTACCCCCGCGCTTGCCCCCCGTGATGAAGCGGTTGAGTATCTCGTCCCCGACGCCAAGATTGTGGGTGGAGCCGAGAGCTGGATTATAGACGGTAAGGATTATCCGGCAGGCTGTACGGTTATCCTAAAATATGACCCGCAGTTCGGTGAGAGATACCCCATGCGTCTGCGTCTTGACAATTTCAAGGGCACGCGGGAGAATCCGATCATTTTCACGATAGATACTGAGGAGCCGTTTGAATTCAACTGGTTCTATTGGTTCGGCATACTCTTCAATGACTGCGCCCATATCGTCTTTGACGGTAGGGGCTATCATAATCTAGATAAGGGGTTCAGAATGATTGCCATGCCGGAATTTGCGAATATCGCCATACAAGTCACCAACTATTCGAACGAGCTTGAATTCTTTGGTATCGAGATCGACAAGGCGGATTTTGCCGGATTCATGATCAAGACAGACCCCACGGCCGATAACCCCCAGGGGTGGTGGCCTGCCTATAGGCTGGAAAATCTCAGGCTCCATCATAACCATATTCATGACACGGTCGGAGAAGGGAGCTATCTGGGACACTACAGTCCTAATTATTATACCGGTACCAACAGCAACGGGGAGGAGGTCAGATACCGTGCGCACCACTTGTACAACACCCGCATATACCGTAATATCTATGAGAATCAGGGTTATGACAACTTCCAGCTCAATAATGCCGAAGATGCCGAGATATGCTATAATGAATTCATCAATGGCGGTAACCGTATGGAGAAGGACCAGACATCGGCTCTTGCCCTCGGTCTCAGTGGCAAAATATACAACAATGTCATACGCGGGCATTTCGGCCCTGCCATCCAGTGCCTGTGCATGGGTGATGTGGAGATTTTCAACAATATCATCGCTCCCGGCACGGAAGTCTCAAGCGCTTTCTATCTGGGGGGCTTCCAGGAACCCCCGCAGTCCGATTATGATACCGGGTTGACAATAGGGCATCTGATTAATATACATAACAACATCCTCTTCTCGTATGGCGTGCCATATCTGTTCAGTCAGGCGAACAAATGCAAGAATGTCCGTATTCTGGACAACTTCTGTGTACATAAGGGAGCCTGGGGAGGTCAGGCGGCGGATATAATGTCCGGTTGGAAAGTAGAGGGGAACATGGAACTGGAATACCCGCGTTACCCTTTCGATTTCCAGGCTATTGACGAGCGGTACAAGATTGCCGATTCCATCAATCTGGACTATCGCATTGCCGCCTCCTCGCCTCTGGTTGAAGGAGGATGCGGCGACAGTTTCCGTTTTGATTTCAACGGCTATAAAAATTGGTACGACAAGGTGTTCCCTATAGGCCCTTTCCTTGGGAAATATAGGAGTCCGGACATCGTGGATGCCCTTTTCGGACTGTCATCCATTGTGATAGACGGAGGTGCCGCCAGTACCTTGAGCAATAAGGTCAGCGTGCGGATGAATTGCAAGGGTGAGGTGACACATTACCGTATAAGTGAGAAAAGGGACTTTTCCGACACGGTGTGGTCGGAGTGGAGCGGTGATACCGTAGAATTCACATTCCTTTCCACAGGACCGAAGACATTGTACTGCCAGATAAAGTCGTCTACGGAAGAGAGCGCTGTTAAATCCGCATCCATCATCTATCAGGAAAGCCCGTTGGTACTGTCCTCTGTCGTGATAGAGGACGGTGTTCCTGAAAAGAACGGAAAGACTGTGAGTGTTGAAATATCATACAGCGGTTCTGTCATGCCCCGATACTACCGTGCAGGTGAAACGGAGGATTTGACCTCTGCCGGTTGGACTGCGTTTACGGAACGTTTCTCCTATACGTTTGATACAACGGGCGCGAAGACCTTGTATGTACAACTGATGGACGGATTCGGGCAGATGACTGAAACCCGGTCCGCAAGCATCACCATCAATCCGCCGCGTAAGGCAGTGGTCAGTATAGGATGGGCCTATGATGATGTTGCCCCCGGATGTGTGTTTGACAGTGGGCTTGGCATCAATAGGATGAATTACTCGGCGACAGCCCGGACCTTTGTATGGGATTCCGGGGAAGATGCCGGAACTGTCGTCAAAGGGGACTCCGTCAATTTCAATGAGGATATCAGGGTCGGTGGTGCAACTACAGGTGACGATAGTGGCATGTATCCGGACAGTGTGTTGGAGAAATATGTCAGGTATAACGGTTTCCCGCAGAATACATACGGACACAGGACAGCCTCGATACATCTCTCTCCAGGGACATACCGTCTGCGGCTGTTCTGTTCCCTGAACTCCACTTATAAGAACTCCACGGAATTCATGAAGGTACAGACCGTCGTGGACGGTGTTGCCAATGTGTTTGAACTGCCGGACGGTTATGATGTCATAGGCAATCTCACCCGATGGCTTGAACAGGAAATCACCGTACCGGAATCGGGAATGTTCGAATTGCAATGGGGGATGGAGAATGCGACAAAAGGATGGATGGAGGTTCCGCTGAATATTATAGAAATAGAAGAAACGTAAGATAATGAAATATATAAAAGTAGTATGGCTAAAGCAGAAATCTTATTCAAGGTCATCCGCAAATGGGAAGGCGGATGGAGTGACCACAAAAATGACAAAGGTGGCAAAACCAATATGGGGATAACCTTGTCTACGTGGAAATCATGTGGTTATGACAAGGATGGTGACGGAGATATTGATGCGGATGATTTACGCATGATTACTCCGGATGACGTTTTTCATGTTTTCAAGAAGTATTATTGGGACCGTTACCAAGCGGACTTCATACACAACCAGTCCATTGCGAACATCTGTGTGGATTGGGTGTGGGCCTCCGGACGTCCCGGTATCACAAGGGTACAACAACTACTGCAAATCAATGTAGACGGCATCGTAGGTCCTCAGACGGTTGCAAGTATCAATCTGGCCAACCAACGGCAGCTGTTCGAAGCTATCAAGACAGACAGAATCCGGTTTATTGAAGAAATCTGTAAAAGGGACCCGTCGCAGCTTGTATTCCGGAAAGGATGGCTGAACCGGGTCAATGATTTCAAGTTCTCTGTCCGCTGAATTCTTGTCCTTTTTTCCACTCTTTTCAGCCTTTAGTTTTGTGTCCGGAACTAAAGGCTTTTTTATGGCAATAACTGAAGAAAAGAGTTTAATGACCTCCGAGAAATTCAATCGAGGAGTTGAGAACTGGACGTGGAAAGTCAGGAATACCTCCGTAAATATTCTACAACGGACACACGCAACCGGCAGATTGCGTAGGGAACTGCAATCCCGTTGGCTGAAAGACCGTGAAGGTGGACCGGCTTATGTCGGTCTGGGTTTCCGCTTTGCCCGGTATGGTGCGTACCGGGAGTATGGCGCCGGGCGTGGATATATCGTCAAGAACGGAATTATAATGAAGGGACATTCGGCATGGAGCGATAAGAAGAAACGTCAGGAACTGCGTTCTTTACGTGTTTCTGAATATCGTATCCGGCGCATGCGTACCGTTGATGAACACTATGCCGTTATCCGGCGAAGTCCCCTACCCTGGTTAGACCCTCCCATTGTGGATAACATCGAATCACTGGCTGATTTATCCGGAGAGTATTACGGTGACCAGGCACTCAAGAATGTGCTTCAGAAGTTTGATAAAATAACAATTGAAAAACGTTATGGCAAAAAGTGACAAGACTGTCAAAAGAGGTGTCTACTTGTACATCGATGGCAAGGAAATTAAGAATGACATCAATTCCATTGATTTGGAGATGAAACGCCTACAGCGTGACATTAAGGAAATGACACGCGGCTCTGAGGAATACAACCGCACCATGGCGAAGATACAGCATCTTCAGGGGATTTTAAAACAGCATCGCCAGGAGATAAAAGGCATCACCACCGAAACCAAGAAAGCGACTGTCAGTATTGGCAGTATGGTAGACTGGTTCAACCGTTTCGGTGGAGTTATCTTGTCCGTAATAGGTTTCCTTACCGGTTTTACCCTTGCCTTGCGCGCCATCAGAGACGAACGCAACAAGTTGGAGGAGTCCCAGGCCGGGCTGAAAGCCTTGACCGGACTTGATGATGACAGCATTGCCTGGTTGACCGGGCAGGCCAAGACGCTTTCCACCACCATGACAAAAGAGGGCTTGCGTGTCCGCCAGTCGGCAGCCGAAATCCTGGATGCGTTCATGCTGGTCGGTTCGGCCAAGCCGGAACTGCTGGGAGACAAGGAAGCGCTCAAGGCTGTTACGGAGGAAGCCATGCGATTGCAGGCGGCAGCCAAGGACATCACCCTGAACGAAGCGGTTGATTCGCTTACTTTATCACTCAACCAATATGGGGCAGCGGCAGACCAGGCTGGACGGTTTACCAATGTATTGGCTGCCGGCTCCCAGGCAGGTTCCGCCAATATCGCAAGCCAGGCAAAAGCTATCCGGAATGCAGGTACCGCAGCGGCTTCGGCCAATGTTCCCATTGAACAGACGGTCGCATTGATTGAAACTCTTGCCTATCGGGGTATAAAGGATGAAGTGGCCGGAACGGGATTGAAGAAATTCTTTCTTGTTCTTCAGACCGGAGCGGACGAGACCAACCCTAAAATTGTCGGGTTGGATAAGGCACTGGAGAATCTGAAGAACAAGAATATGGATGCAGGCGCCATCAAGAAAATGTTCGGGGAGGAAGGCTACAATACCGCATCCGTAATCCTTCAGAACACGGAGATGGTGAAAGACTTCACCGCTGCCGTCACCGATACCAATGTGGCGTATGAGCAGGCGGCCATAAACAGTGATACCGCACAGGCCAAACTGGAGCAGGCACGCAATAAGATGAAGCTGGCAGCCATTGACCTTGGCGAAAAGTTGAATCCGGCTCTGACGGTGAGTACGAATATGCTGACCAATGTGCTCAAGTATTTGCCGGGATTGATTGACTGGTGCAAAAAATGGGGTGGTACTGTATTGTGGCTTAGTACGATATTGCTTGTATATGCTACCCGGCTGAAGATAATTACAGCATGGTATTCTATTTGGAATTCACTTACCAAAGTTGCGACAGTTCTCAATTTGGCTTATGCCGCATCAATGAATACATTGTCCGGTTATACAGTAACATCATTTGGAAACTTGCGTAAATTATCAATGCTCATGCAAGGACATTCCGTTTTACTTAAATCACTACGTACCGCCACTTATTTATATGCCGCTGCCGTACAGGTTTTACACGGGCGCGTTGATTTGGCAGCCAAATCGCTGAAAGCAGCTTGGACTATTATGTCCAGCAATCCGATTGGCTTACTGGTTACATTAGTTCTTGCAGCAGCTACCGCATCCTACAAACTGACACAACGCACCAAAGCTTATTACGACCTAAATAAAGTCAATGAGAAAATTACAGAAAAATCAAATGATGAATATGCGCGTCAATCATCACTGATTGAACAGTTGACCACCAAAATACACAATAATAATCTTTCCAATTTTGAACGTAAAAAGGCAATTGTACAATTGCAGGCCATTATTCCGGATTATAATGCAGAGATTGATAAAGAGGGCAAAATCATCAATGAAAACACGGAGGCACTTGACCGATATAATGCCGTATTAGCAACCAATATCGAATTAAAAGAGGCTGCCGACGAACTGGATAAGCACCGGATCAACCTGATGCGCCTTCAAAAATCCCCGGCATTGAGTGACAATTCACCGATGGGGTCGATGGCTCGCGAGGATGTTCGCAACAAGATTTCCCAAGAAGAAGAGATTGTTGAATCTTTAACTGCACGTTATAAGAAACTGGTACAAGAAAAATGGAAAGCATTGAATCCGAACACTCCTAAAAACAATCCCACCGGAGGCAATGACGGTGGAAAATGTCCGATATGTGGAAACAAACCTTGTACCTGCGATAAAAACAACACTTCCAAAGACAAGTTCGCCCAAGCTGAAGCCGACTACTACCGACGTATCGCTGACATCAAACGGAAGTACCTCGCTGACGATAAGATGACCCAGGAAGAATACAACAAGCAGATGCGGGATGCAGAAATACAACTGCTCAACGATAAGCTGAAGGTCAAGGGGCTTGAGCCTTCAGAGATTCAACGTATCAATGACCAAATACTTGATGCGGAAATAAAGGCGCGTGATGAATTGCGCAGGCTTGATGAACAGTCTGCCAAGGATGAAGAGAAACGCCGTAAGGAGCAGGCAGAAGAGACGTTTTCCCGTTTGGACAAAGAGTACCAAATGCAGGTGGAAGCTGCCACCATGTATCATTATGAAAACAGGACTTCCGAGGAGGAGTATTTCAATGAGCTGCGCAGACTGCAAGATGTATATTACCATAAGGTTCTCAATGACGCGGCAATCAGTGAGGAGAAGAAAAACCAGGTACGTGAACAGATGCGTAAACGTAATCTGAAGGATGCCCAAAAAGATGCTGAAGAAGAAAAACGGATTGAACGTGAGAAGTTTGACATACTGTCTGACCTGGCGAAAGGCTTCGGAGAGACCATGGCGCAATTCTTCACGGACTCCGAGGTGTCTCTCAAGGACTTCCTGAAGAATATTCTTACTATGTCGCTTGATGCGTTGGAACGTATGATGATTATGGCCGTTACCGAACGCACCATCAAGAATATAGGTTCACTCGGCTTCGTAGGTGTAGCTAAAGCTGCCGGAGAGATTGCTCTGATAACTGCCGCATTTGAGACAGCCAAAGGGCTTATCTCCAATTTCTACACCGGCGGCTTTACTCCGTCCGGTGACTGGAATCAGCCGCAAGGTATTGTACATTCCAATGAATTTGTCGCCAACCGTTTTGCTGTGGCCAACCCGAATCTGCGACCGATATTCGACGCCATTGACGTGGCACAGCGTAGCGGTAATGTTGGTAATCTGACAGCTGAAGACATAGCGGCTGTAGCAGGTTCCGGAAAGAGTACACGTACCGTACCAGCCAAGGCACCTGCTGCCAGCGCCACAACGACGACCAATGACCCGGCTATGGTGGCGATGCTGATAGAATGTACCCGCGTATTGCGGAAGCTTAAAAACAGGCTGGATGCCCCTTTGGTAGCGGAAACTTATGTTACCGGCAAACGGGGTATCAACCAGGCACAAAAAGAATATCAGAAGTTGAACAACAATAAATCACGCAACAAGCAATGACAGAATTATACATTGACGGGCAGTTGGCCGCCCTTCCTGAAGGGTTCAACATCACGTTCACCTCCGAGAATCCGTATTTCACCCGTAGTTCCAATTATTCCTTGGACATAGAACTCCCCATGCCTGCCAATCATGCCATATTCAAGCACGTGAACAGACTGGATGTGACGAAAAAAAAGACTATCCTTCCGGCCACACTCATCGTTGACGCCAGATGCCTGCTTTACGGCAGTGCGGTTTTACTCTCAGTAGAAGATGCACTGGTTAAGGTACAGCTCGTATCGGGTAATGCGGAATTTAATCTGCTGACGAATGATGATCTGTATATTGACGAACTTGATTTAGGTACAATCAGTTGGCCGAACAACAATCAGAACCGTTTCCAGCCACCTGCCAATATGGTGAACTACTACGGTTCGGTGGACGACATTGAAGCTGTATGGTTGCCGGTGTTCTATCAGGAAGCCAAATGGGAGAACCTTCAGAACGATGCAATCTATGAGTTCGGCACGAACAATTTTACCCTTTGCCCCTATTATGGCCGTCGATGTGTACAGCCATACCTTTTGACAGTCATCAAGAGAGTAGTGGAGCATTTTGGCTATACGTTCGATACCTCCTTCTTTGATAACAATTTCTTGCGGAACGTTTATGTATGCAGCGCGGTAAGCAGCAACCGGGTGGCCGCCGCATTGCCGCACTGGACTGTTTCCGAATTCTTTGATGAACTGGAGAAATTCCTTTGTGCGGTTACGGTGGTCAACGAACGCACCAAAGTGGTGAGTCTCGTAGGGCTTAACGATTATTTTACAGAATCCGGAAAGGAGATAATTCCTGCATCTTCCCTGCTACGGGAGTTCACTGTGGATATTGAAGATGAAAAGAATGAGAAAGACTTGGGCACTGGCAATGTGGGCTACAATCTGCCTTCCCATACGGATGACGGCTATCTGCGAATTGAAAGGGACATCATAGAAGCTGCATACAAACAAGAATATGATTCTTACGATGCAATGCTGGCCGCATACAACGGAATGGGTGACAGTGACAAGAAAAGTACAATCTTTATTGTTGGTAAACGGTATTATATCAACTACAATGAAAATGATAAGAATACGCTGCGTGAAGTCAATTTGTATGCGGATTTAATCCGTGACCCGGAATCGTCCGATGTAGAGACCTCACTCGGAATCGTCCCGGCTAAAATTATTCAGTTCAATGTCGGCGTGTATGGCTCTGTAGCTGATTACGATTTGTCCCGTCCGTACACCTCCATGGTATTGAACATACCCGCGGTGGGCTACCAGGCTACTGTTGCCAAGCAGGAGCGCTTCAATGTCCAGGAAGCCATAAACGGTGACGTGGAACTGAAGGAGAAGCAGGAAAAAAACGGGCACATGGAAGTGGCTGTCAATACCGGCAAGTTCAACCGGCAGAACGTAACTTACAGCGGTCAGACACATGCCTATGATTATGCCTATCCTTTTACGGACTACCAGCAGAAGACCGGGGCACAGCTCACAGACTTCCTTCCGTATTCCCTAAGCTTGAACGATGTTTGTCCGGACAGTGTCGGACATCGGTTGTCGACACTCAGTCTGTTTCACTCCAATATCCCTTACACAATCCAGTTCCAAGCCAATAAGCTGCCGGATGTGAATAAGGTGTTTCTTATAGGCAACAAGCAGTATTTGTGCGAGAAGATTGAGACGGAAATAGATGTTGATGGATTAAGCAAGGTACTGAAGGGAACTTTTTACCGGATAGAATAAAAAAGCTCTTTTTATTTGCATAAAGTAGAATTTTTACTACCTTTGCGTCATTGAAACAACTAAGATATGGTTAAATCAAGAGAATTTCATAGTCAGATACTGAAACGTGGAAAGAAAAGAGGATGGCACTGGATAAAAGGTGAAGGAGACGGGAGCCATCGGATTTATGAAGACAAGAACGGTATCAGATACCCGGTGCCCTATCACGGCGCCAAAGAAATGGGTGAAGGACTAAGAAAGAAAATTATCAGGGATATGGAGCTTGAATAAGCTCCCCCTTTTCTCTATATGTTTGAAAGGAGGATTTTATTATGGGAAAACTTAAAGTGACAATTGAAAAAGGACCGGACTTGTTCGGTGCGTGGGCTGACAATGTTCCTGGTATCTATGGAGAGGGTGAAACTGTGCAGGAAACAAAAGAGAATCTTCTTGCCTCCATTGAACTGTATAAAAAACATAATTCTACAGTCCCTAAAGAATTACAAGGAGAAATATCCGTAGAATGGACTTTTGATGTACAGTCGTTCCTCCAGTATTATAGCGGTATTTTTACCAAGGCTGCACTGGAGCGTATAACGGGGGTCAACCAGAAACTCTTGGGACATTACGCATCAGGTTTGAAAAAACCACGTAAAGCTCAGGTTGAAAAAATAGAAAGCGCATTGCATGGCTTTCTGAATGACATAAGTCAGGTGCACTTGGCATGATGTAAATTCCAATGAATTGAAAAATACTTCTCGGTCAATCGCGAGGCCGTAAGGTTTTTAATGACAATTAGGAGGGCTTCCACGGGTTGGAAGCCTTTTTTGTATCTCTTTGTTGGATATGTGAAATAGAATTAACACCTTTGCAGTGCCCAATATAAACCAAACGTTTCAATTCCTTATGCCGTGCAACCCGTACTCAATCGGGTTCCGGGTGGTTCCGGTGGGCGCGCGGCATAAGGAATTGATTTTTTAGATATGAATTCATTGGAAGATTTCATTCTGACATATATATCAGAACAAACCATTATTCATCCTAAGGATATTAAAGACAAATTTCAAAAAAAAGGTTATAATATGGAACGTATAACGCAAGCTATAACGGACATAGATTCAGAAGGATTAATTTCTACTGCACAAGGAAAAACTGAATCTATTTGTTTGACCCGCGAAGGCAAGAAAGCTGTAAAAATGGGGTTTGCCAAATATTTGGAGATGAAGGAAAAAGAAAACGAGCTGGATAGCAGGATAAAGAAAACGACATTGTGGGGAAACTATATCAATATTGCCAGCGCTGTTTGGGGAGCGGTGGGTTTTATATTAGGAGTCCTAACAAAAGACCGATTAGCAAACTTATGGGAGTGGTTATCTGCAATGTTCTGATTAAACTGCATTTCCGTTGTAAACGAAACAGCTGTTCTTCCATCTCTATGGAGTAATCCTCTAATTCAGAGCATTTATTGGCTGCATATTGTGAAAGCTCTATAGCTTGCTGTATATCTTTATCGGTATATTTCATGATAACTTTCTTTTTGGCAAAAATACTATAAATAATTGAATATGAAACGAGTTTTATTTTTAATCTGTGTTCTGTCCTTAGTGGCAAACACTGTTTTAGCACAAGAACGTCCGGAAATGAGACGTGAAAATCGTAGAAACACAGAAACAACCGAGAGGCAAATACCTCCAGGACATCCGGAGAGAGTCGATGGGCAGAATCCAAATGCCGAAAAACAGCCAATGACTTTTATGCAGTCGTTAAAATTGAGAACAGATGTGGGGAATCCACAATTTGAGGCTGGGCACATGATGATTAAATCTTCCCGATTTAAAACAGCGTCCTTAGCATGTGCGGCTGTCAGTGGAGGTATCTGGTTCTTTAATAACAGCGAAGACTATGAAGTGGCTGTTGCTGGAACCAGTGTCATTTTTGGAGCGGCTGCTGTCATTCTGTATGCTTCGAGTTTGCGTTATGAATGGTTGGCTGGTAAATACTTGAAAATGTCAGCATCACCAGGTGGGTTGTCTGCCAGTATAACTTTTTAATGTGACATTAAAAGCGGAGAAACAAAAAATCTCCGCTTTTCTTTTGCTATTTCAAAATAAACTCTCATCTTTGTGGTGCTAAACAATCAAACATGTTAGTCATGTACGTAGAGCGCGGTTAATGCTCATGACATAATGGGCTTTTTTTATGCCCATACTGAAGATATGTAGAAGTTTGTTTATTGACAAATGCATACGGCTGCCTTTCCTATCAATTTGTTTTGCTCTACGGAGTGACAACTGTTTGATTGTTTAGCGACACGGGAAATGGCAGCCGTTTTTCTGCCTATACGCTAAACAATCAAACAGTATGAAAAAACAAGCCCAAAGCGCCCGCGGACGCTATGTATCCGCAGAGAAGGTTCAAGAACTGTTTGCCCAGTTGGGTATTGAACTGTGCGCCGGACGTAAACGTATCCGTGCAGCACGTAGCGACAAATCCATCTCCATCTATGTCAATGGTGGGACAGTCAACATCACCTTTAATGAGAAAGGAGGCAAAGCATGATGTTCTTTGTTTACCATCTGCAGACCTATTCCCCCAAGAACCGGGCATGGAAAAAGGTTATTGATTATGTAGAGAAGTATAAAAACGTTCTTATCAAGGATGAACTTTCCCTGGATGCACTCAAGCATGAAATAGGCGATACGGTCAACCGCATTAATGCTGAACACCCCAAGATGAAACGTATGAAATGTACTGCTACTCCTTTGGGACGTGACTGTACTATACGCATCGAGGCACATGTCATAAGTGGTGGATGCCCGGACACGGTATTCTTTCTCGATATTTGCAAGGTACGTTCCATTTATCAATTCAGTGAGAAGGCGAATATGCTGGAACAGAAAGGAGGTGAGAATGGATAATACTACCGTTAATGGAATTGTACTCAACGATTCCATATCTAATTGCTTATTGAAATTGCAAAATAATCGAGCAGCATCTCTTGCAGAATTGTTGGATGATAGTATCGGCTTTCTTCTTGAATACAGTGGTTATTTCTATGACAATTCAAAAACATTTTTGGATGTTTTAGCAACATTACATAATGCCCGTACCGAATTTTTAGGCCTTATCCCTAATCAGAAAGGAGGTGCCCAATGAAAAAGCCTATAGGATTCCGTTCTTATCAAAACGACGAAGAACCGGACAAACGAGACGAATTGGAGAAGCAACAAGCCGAGCGGCAGAAAGCCATAGCAAACTTCATCGGCCAGAACTATTCACCCATCGGTACCACTTCACAGAAATCTTACAAGACCACCGCTGAACTGGTATATGAGCTGTCGAACATTGTCGATGTCGCTCCGATGGCGCTGGCCAAACAACTGGCTGATGCCGGGTACCATGTAGAATATTTGGCAGGACAACCCTACTGGGTGATGTACGAGAGAGCATAAATTCGTGCGGCTGCACCTCATTTTGTACGAACTTGTACAAATCGGTGCAGCCGCATTTATTTGATAAATAAAACATTATGAATCATCCGCACGATTGTACGGCTTTTGGCCCCTATTATAGGGTGAAGCTATTGAAACATTGCATGCCTTCCCGCTTGCTCTCATCCATGACGTGCGCATAAATCATCGTTTCCCGGATATTGCTATGTCCAAGCAATTTTTGCAGGCTGGATAAGTCTTTTGTTTTCCGGAGATAAATAGTTGCAAACGTATGTCTTCCTGTCTTGGCCGATATTTTTTTGTTAATCCCCAGTTCCTTGGCAATGGCCTTCAACTGTCGGTTAACGACCTGATCACATTGAACGTTCCTGAACAGACGTCCTTCTTCCCTACCCTCTGCCCATTCTTCCAGAAGTTTTTCCGCAGGTACCGGCATCGGAATCTTTATCGGTTCCGGTTTACAGTTCCGGTTCTTCACACGGTAGTAAGTCAGCACATCATTGTTTACCTGCTCGATACAGAACATACGTGCATCCGTAATGTGCATGCTCGTGAAACACATGAAAAGGAAGAAGGCCAAGGTCAGCTGAAGCTTTTCCGGCAATGTTCTTTGATAGTATAATTGCACAAACTGCATCAGCTCCTCCTCTGTCAGATAGTCCACATCGCTTTTTATTCTTTTGATATGGAATTCCTGGAAAGGATTTTCTTCTATATAGCCCTTTCTGTAGGCTGCGGTGACATATATCTTGATGGTGGACATATTACGTTGTGCGGTTATCTCCGTATTTCCAAGCTCCTTTTTCATGTAAATCAGGTAGTCAGTCAGATAATCCGGAGTAAGGTCCTGGAACTGTAACAGTTCATTATATGCCTTGAACTTTTTCATACAGCTCAGATGATGCTTGAACGTTCCCATCTCTATTCGCCGGCTGTAGGTTTTCATATGCTCCTTCACGAAGTCATGGAAAGTCTTATAATCACTTGGATTGTTATACTCCCGCATGAAAATATCTTTTGTCAAAGCCTGGTTCCTCAGCCGGAACTTCACCAATATATCGTTGACACGTGCTTTCAGGTTACTCACAATAAGATTTATATCCTTTGCTTCCTTACTGTTTCCTTTGAGAAGTCCGCTTTTCTCGTCAAATTTAGCAGCAGGCACAGACACTTTGCAAGGAAGCATTAACTTTTCCTTACCGAGATAAAAGGTTATATATAGCGGAGCATTGCCCTCTTTGGTCAATCTCTGCTTGTTCTGGATGACTCTTACCGTACTCATTTTTGTTTTCTAAATTATTTCTACCCACCGGAAAAGTGGAACTACGGAAAGCTGTGTTTCTGCTATGTTACCTACTTTTTGCACAAATTCTGTCGAAATTGGCAAGGTAGTAAATCGTTGATACCCAGCTAAACGACGAAAGGCAAGCAGCCTTTTTATCGACTACTTGCCTTATCGTTGTGATTCCGTTGCGATTCGGAATATAAAATACTATAAAACCAATACATATAACATTATATTAAAAATCAGAGTTATATAAAAATATTATATTGCATACCATTGCATTATGTTGTGCAATATTTGAACTGAGTTGTGCAATTTATGTATATTTGCACAACCGATATAACAGAGAATATATGACTACAGTAAAAGCATTTATAAGAACTGGGAAGAAAGATAAAGAGGTAAATGTCAGATTTCGATTATCTGATGGACGCAATGTACAGTTATTCCACAAATCAGATATTATGGTCTCTCCTACTCTTTGGGATGCCAAGACTGAAAAATATAAGGCTAAAAGTATTATAAAGTTAGACATAAGAACATCATTTAACACATCTATTGAAGAACGGAAGAATCTAATTTTATCCATTTATGGGAGCAACAAAGAATTAACCAGTGAAAAACTGGAAATCTTAATAGACCAGCACTTACATCCTGAAAAATATAACATCAGCAGTGAAGAGGAATCCATGTGTAGTATGTTCCAACGCTATGTTGACGGATGGCTAAATGCAGGTGTAATAGGTCCCGGCAGAAAGAAACATTACGATGTAGTGATAAGGGAACTGATTCGATTCCTCATTATCAATGGCATTGACGGGTTGCCGGTCAATGAATTCAATAAGGAACATATTCTAAATTTTCGTGATTTTCTACGCAAAGAATACACTCTGGTTGAAAAATTTCCAGAACTGTACGCAGAAATGAATAAGCGGAATATACCATCAAAGGAAAGAAGCCAGAATACAATTGCTGAGAAACTATTATTATTACAAGCATTTATGGTGGAGCTTGAAAGTAATGATGTTATTCCCGTATCTCCTTTCCGCAAGATAGGAAAAGAAAAAGAGTCCATTATGAAGCAACAATATGACGAGCCTTTCTTTCTCACCAAAACAGAATTCAATGAAGTTGTCCACAAAGAATGTCCCGAAACATTGCAGCGAGTAAAAGATGTATTCGTTGTTCAATGTTGTTTCGGTTGCCGTATAGGTGATTTCAGACGATTCACTTTTGATAATATCAGCATTGAAGAAGGAATACCTTACATTCATTATTTACCTCAGAAAACACACAAGGATGGACTTATACGCACTGAGATAAAAACTCCCATCATTCGTATTGCTTATGATATTATTATGAAGTATAAAGGTAGGCTACCAAGCAATGCTTTGTTACCCTATTATCCTGATGGCAATGGTGAAACCGGGTACAATTATCAAATAAAAAAACTACTTGAATACTGTGAGATTAGCCGGAAAGTGGCAATGTTTAGTGCGGCATTGGAAACAAATGAGTACAAATCCATATATGAGATTGCAAGCAGTAAACTTGCCCGTAAAACTCATGTAGATTTAATGAATAAAGTTCAGATAGATAAATACGCAGCAGGACTTCATGCAAAAGGCAGTGGAGCCGTAGACAGATATACTGGATTAGGTATAAAAGAACGTTTTATTTTAATGTGTGCGGCTTTTGGCTGTAACCAGTATGAAGTTGACAATGATTTATCTGTAATGGAATAGGCTCACTTAGTATCTCATATTGATACTCTGTTATTTGACACCATCCCCGTAGTTGAGCCGCTACGGGGATTTTTACTGAAAAAGAAGCGATTCATTCAACTGCCTTTTCCACAATCTCCATCACTACATGGCTTGACTCCAACCAGAACCAATACCACAACCAAAGCATAATCCCACCCAACCAAACAAAAGCCACATCAATATAGTACAAATTTAATATCCTGCTAACCAATACACATAAGAGTTCTCCGCAAAGCACATAGGCAGCAACCATAGTAACAAGCTGGTCATTGGCAACAGTTATCAAAACCAGAATGCCTATAACGGGAAGAAGGGAAATACAATCAATTAGAAGTTGTTGTTTGTCATTCATAATACAATAGGGATTAGAATACAAATATAAACATTATTTTGTATAAAACAACCCTCTATAATAGGAATTTCTGACAAAAAAGAAACGAACTATTATTACAATATAAACGAAAAGAGCGACTATTCAGCCGCCCCTTTCGCATTAACGAGATAGACATAAAAGTATCTCAAATCATCTCTGTAGATGGATGCCGAACCACTACAGAGTTTCCATTCATTCTACAGTTTCTCCTTTTTCATTCAGAAGTACCGTCACTTCTTCAGTGGATTGATTTTCCTTGGTGATGGTCAACACAACCTTATAAATCTTACCGGTTTCTTTCTCGGAAATGAAAGCCTCCTTTATTACAGCCCCCTCATAGTCCTTAGCCAAGACATTCATAACTGCCTGAGGCAAGTCTTTTACTTCCACTTTTGTGAACTCATCCTGAGGATTTTGCTGAGTTTGCTCTACAGACTGTGTTCCAGAAACCACGTAAGCAAATGCTACTGAACTGCCTAATCCCATAACCATTGCTAATGCTACCAATACTTTTTTCATAATCGTAAGTTTTAAGTAAATAAATATAGTTTTTGTATTAACTATAGAACAAACGATATGCCATGATGTACATCAGTACATAATACATTATACATCAGCATATTATAAAAACAAGAAGGAATAATTATGTGTGGAAATATGTGGAACTGAGTACCACACATGGGGAATAATTACACAATATGGATTACTTAATTCCTGGGAAATGGAACAAGGCAGCTGAATAAGCTGCCCCTTCTATAAAACAGTCAACAAACAGACATTCACTAATCAAATGACATAAACATAAGCATAAATAACCCGGCTAAAGCCATAGCAAATGCAATTACCATACAAAACTCTTTTTTCATAACTAATAATTTGGTTAAACACATATTTCCATCACACGTTCAACAACGCACTCTTGTCTCCGACAAAACCTCAGCCGCATAAAAGCTGAGGTCCAGCATGTTCCTTTCAATATATACAATCAATTAGAGCACACAATGTTGGAACATTCTGTAAATCCAGTATAAAGAAACTGCAATGGCTGAAAGAAGGACTATACTAACACTATATACCGGATTCTACTATAAAGACAACTGCTTTTCTGAAATTCCCTACGTGACTTGAGGGAATTTTTATAAAAGAAAGGGCACGCAAACGAAAAAACTCAATAGAAGTTAGGATATGTCATAAACAATAAGCACGAATTGTTAATCTGGAGATAAAAATAAAGGCAGGCTTATTGGGCTGCCTTTTCAAAGATTGCTTTAAATTCAAATTATTTAGAGGCATCTATTATAGCCTGCTTATCATCTCCAATTAAAATTTCATTCTTATTAAAATCGACTGCCACGTATTTATCATTAAACTGATTAAAATAGAGATTAGCTCTTTCTATAAATTCATTGGTAATTTCATCGTTAAGTCCAAAAGCCATAGCTATCCTTTTTGCCGCTCTTTTTGCAACTCGCCTCATATCAGAAGCACTACGCTTATTACAATTTACAATGGGAGTAATTGTTTTATAAAAAGTATCTATGAATTTATGACGAACAAATGAATTATTAAAAGCCTCATATATTTCCCTTTCTATATATTCATATTCCTTTCCCTGCTGGTTAAAAAACTCGATTCCTCTATCCTTATCTGCAAAATATAATCTAAATTCAAGAGAGCTTTTAGAACTTTTATTCATACGCTTGTGAATGTGCAAGCTACGCTCCCAACCAATAGACAGACCACTATGGTGGTTATCTATTTTCATAGTTTGATTTTCAATTAGTGGATGTAATGCCATATACTATTTAATTACTTTAGCCTATATTAGTACAATAATAGATAAAGTGACACCATAGGAAAAAATATTTATGCTACACCTTAGATAACATTTACTATTGTAAAAGGTTGAAATGCATAAGATTGTAACTACTATTTAACTTGGAGTACCATATCCTTTTTCTATATTAATATCTCTCAATTTAACATATAGTTCAAATGGGGTTCCTTTGGTTGCTACCCATTCTGTCAAAATATTCACCAATTCATTCATATCATTTCGATACGACTGTCGGCTATCAGCACCACGTATACCATCTTTGTCTTTACGATGCCCACCTGTTAAAAATGTATTTGCCTCTTCATATATAATGCTTCGCATTTCTTTAAATTCTTCCCCCTTTGGCAAATGTTTTGAAAATAGAGGACGGATAACTTTATAATATAACTGATATTTTTCTTCTGGATTATCTATTGGGTCGATAGGTAAATCTTCTATTTCTTTTTTTAAAGATAACTCTCCATCAATATCGAACTCAAACGTCTGATTCTTTATTTCATCAGCTTTTGCTAATATTTCCATCTTTTCGCGTTCCCTTTGCTCATGAAGTTGCCTAAGTTTTTCTTCCTGGGTTACTTTTCTACTATCATCTTTTTTCATATCCGCTAAATATTATAAATTAATTCTTTAATTTCTTGTACACTCTCTATTAAGCTTTCCTTTTCAAAAGGATGAGTATTAAACAATTTTAATGCATCAGTCATGGCTGGTATATTTTTAGCTAGTGGACTGCTCCAAACCTTTGTAAATCCATTTTGAGAGGCTTCATACATATAAATAGCATATATTATAGAAGGATGCAACGACCATTCTTGCGCACATTTATTCACAATGGAAGGCGAATTTATATATGAAGAAACAAACTTTAAACGTTCCTTATTTAATAAGAAATCGCGAGCAAATTCATCAGGAGAAACTTCGTCTACTAAAAATAAATCAGAATTATTTTCTTCCGAAATATGATAACACCTTTCTGATATTTCTTTAAAATCATACAATACATGGTATAGTTCATGTAAAAGGACAAACCACAAAGTAGGATAACGATTATTTAAGTCGGATAAGACAATACAAGGTTTACCATTGCAAGAAAAAGTTGCACCTTTTATTTGCAAATTAGGTATATGAGGTTGATATATCACTGTTATACCTATTTTAAATAAAGCTCTAACTACTGCTAATAGTCCCCCTTTTATATCCCTAGTATATGGCTTTATTTTATAAATTAAGTCTGTTAAATATTCACGGCGATACTCATTCGGATTATTAATCAATTTGAATTGAACATACGCAGATTTTATCCAAAAGTTACGTATCAACTCATGAGAATCTCTTTTGGATCTACTAAAAGCTGGAAAAATACTATTCTCTGTATAATCATAAACTGTAGGAATGCCAAAAAAGGAAGTAATTCGTTTCTTGATATGCATTAGTGATTGATTAGCTATCAAATCTCCACTTTTGAAAAAACCTATTTTCTTGAGAAGAGCGATATCAAAATTTGCCACAATATATCCAGCTTCACGTGCTTTTTGTATTTCTCCTATTTGTTCAGAAGGCATCTTAGGCACGTATAACTTCATAATGTCACTAATTGATAAACCTAAAAAATGGGCCAATTTGATAACATTGATAATATCTATACGTTCTCCTGTATTATTCAATATTGCCAGTAATGATTTATGGCTGATATCCAATAAACGCTCAGCCTGGGTAGTAGTCATATTCAAATCATTGAGTTTGCTTTGAAATAATTCTTTTAGTGTCATTCCATTACATTCTATTAACCCATGACTAGTTGACTGAATTGCCACATCCAAAACTTTCCTTAATTCTATATCTATATTATCCATACAAAGGTAATTTTACCGCAAATATAGATACTATTTTGGAATATTCAATTAAAATCGAGGTAAAATTACCTTGATTTTAATTGAATATTCCAAAATAAATTCTACCATACAAATATGTTATAGGTTACACCGATACCAACGAATAAACCACCCGGATAGCCATACCCAGCCTGCAAGCCAAATCCCCAACGCTTCCTTTTCGGTTTGACAATCACCGGATGATAAATATCATTCGTCACCGTCTGATACACAGTCTTCGGATACACCACCATACTATCCAGCCGAGGGTCTACATATCCACTCACCACAGCACGATACGAACTGTCTCTATATACTACTTGCTTACGATGAAGCAAGGTATCACCTATCCGTGTCGTATCATCCGGCACGAAACGCCAGAACACAGCCATAGGTGCAGAGATAAGCATCGTATCTACCTTGACAACCGTCTGTATCTTCGTCTCTACACGAACTTCTGCCGGAGGCTGCTCATGCGGACAGAACCAAGCCGCCACACAAGCAATTGCCAGCAATACAACCAATATCCACGGTAACTTTTTCATTCCTCGAACCTTAAATCGTTAATCCGATTCATCCACCCCCGTTTGAACTTGTTGTTCGCCGGACGAGAACGGCATATATCCTCGATGAAATCGAACCGTGCAATCTTAATCATGTCAAACAATTCACGCGGGTTCCTGGCATTCACCGCGGCAATGGTCTTGGGACCAACAATGCCATCCACAGTAACACCAAGCAAACGTTGAGGAATCTTGATGCCATGTGCACCCGATGCCCACACCCAATCGACAAGGATATTCGCCACAGACTGGCTCGTTATCAAATCTGCCTTCCATCTGTCCCAATAATGCGGCTTGAGCACCCGTTTAACGACATCCTCACGGGTAAGCAGATGCAGGTCATCCACGTCTATATCACCGTCACCGTCCTTGTCATAGCCGCATGACTTCCACGTACCGATAGTCACACCCATATTCGTAGCACCTCCAAGGTCTGCCGGGTCATTCACGAAACCGCCTTCCCATTTTAGGATAAACGGTGCAAGTTGATTCACATTCGCCATTTCAATTTTCCTCCTTATTCAATTAATACCCATTTTGCGGTTCTCTATCACCGCACTTCTTTCTCTCACACCGTTTCAGTGCCAGTTCCAGTTTCAAGTCAGAATTAGCCTCCTTCAGTGTAAATAACTCATCCTGCACCTTACGGAGCCGGTCTGTCTGCTCCACAAACCGCTGTTCCTTCACCGAAAGCTGCTTCTGCAGGAACTCGTTGTACTCCCGTAATGCCTTGAACTCCTCGACATCAGCATGTGCGTCCTCAATACGCGCATTGGTCTTGCGCGACATCCACCACTTAATAAGCTGCTTGATGCCCTCGATGCCACCGAGGGCGGTCACCAGCATAACCCAATCATTCATATCCATTTCACCAATTCATTTAATAATCTACTAATAACCATTTTTTGTCCGACACCGCACAAATGTACATCAGGCAAAATCAAACAAGTTGTTGAATTACAATTTTCCACTGACATTCCGTGACAGCAAAAGTAATTGCTTCCACAACCTTGAAAAAGGACATAAAAAAAGAGCTCGATGACAACGTAAGTTGCCACTAAGCTCTTGGTATTTATATACATTTCTACAAGCAAATATAGGAATTTATATTTGAAATCCGATTACTTATTGCATCCTTTTTAAATGGTCATCCAATGTTTTAGGGTTACATTTAAGCTTACGACATATGGCTGCCTTTGAATAACCATATTCGAGCATAGTTCTAATGAGAGGTTCCTTTCCTGTAAGCTTGTAATGCGTGTTTTTATCCCCCTTTTTCCGACCAAGTCGTATTCCTGCAGCTTTTCTGTAAGCAAGGGCCTCCTTGGTTCGCTGACTGATCAAATCACGTTCAATCTCAGCGGATAAACCGAAAGCGAATGCCAATACCTTACTGTTGATGTTATTACCTAATTCGTAACGTTCCTTGACAGTAAGAACGCAAGTCTCCTTAATCATACAGAGGTGAAGCATTGACATAATACCCATCAGGTTTCTTCCTAATCGGCTGATTTCTGTTATGATTAGAGTGTCGCCTTTCTTCATCCTCTTGAGAAGCGGACCTAATTTCCTATCGTTAGCAATTTTGGTACCGGAAACCTTCTCGGACACCCATTTATCTATTACAAGTCCTTTTTCCGTTGCAAATTTCTGGACTTCGAACCTTTGGTTCTCGACAGTCTGTTTGTCTGTCGACACACGAATATATGCGTAAACCATTTTTGCGGTGAAGGTAGTCTTATTCAACAGCCTAACCAAAAAGGGTATTCTAATGACCCTCAAAAGTACAAGGGATATGATAGAGAAGGTTCTGATAACAGACACAAAC